CGCCAGACATCACAGAAATGGTTTCTCCGTTCTTCGGGGGAGGTTCTCTCGAATGGGAGTGTGCATCTAGAGGTATCACCGTTCATGGTTATGATATCTTTGAACCACTGGTTAACTTTTGGCAACACGTTCTTAATCACAAAGAAAAACTACATGCTCGTATCTTAGAGTTTCCTATTCCTCTTCCCAAGGAGGAATTTTATCGTATACAAAAAGAATATGATAACCTAGAGAACCGATTAGAGAAGGCAGCACATTTCTATCTTTTAAACAGAACCAGTTTCTCTGGAACAACTTTCTCTGGGGGAATGTCTCCCTCACAGAAGAACTGGAATCCTAGATGTATAGAAAAGTTAAAGAAATTTTCACTCGGTGGACTTTTTGGATCATCTGGTGAGGTAACAGTTGGTTGCGAAGACTTTAGTGTTTCTATGGAAAAGCAT